TGTTGGCGGTGCATTACTGGTATTTCGATCTAGAGCGTTACTAGCTGGATCTGCGATGGCATTATTAACTAGTGGACTCAAAGCCTTTGCAGTCATCGCCGCAGTGTTTGCAACGCAACAAGCTGTACAAGCAACTGGTGCATTTAACAACTTAACCACTGCAACTAATACAACCACAACTGCAACTCAAAATGCAACTCAAGCGACCAATCGTTATATACAATCAGTAGGTCAAAGTAATATTGTTTTGTCTCAAAATTTAGAGTTACAAAAGCAGATAGATACAATTATGGCTGATACTGTTTTACAAGTTATGGCTAACAATGACGTAAGTG